CTTAAGGCAACAGACCATTCAATTGGTGTGAAACCTGAAGCTTTTCCTTTGTCGAAGCCGGATTTCGACAAACCGCCTACGGAGGGGGCGGAAATCAAGTGCCCCCCGCTGACCCCGGTGCTCAAGCCCGAGTTGTTGAACTCCCCGAGCCCGCAGGTCAAAACGACGACGGCCAGTCCGAACCCGACCTCACCCAATACTCAAGTCCAAACGCCGGAGGTAACTCCGGTTACGATTCTGAAGAAGACGGTGTCGACGACGAGGAATGGCAAGATTGGTGCCCCGAAGGTGGAGGATCCATCTACTGCTCGATTGACCACGTATACCGAACAGCTCACTTCGACTATCGTAGATCGAATCTGGGCGGACTTGTTGTCATCGGCGCAATCGAAAACGGATGTCGTGGCGCGACGAAAGGCAAAACTGGCCCCTTATTCGAGTGGCTCAAAAACCTCTACAGAAGAGTCCGTAGTGAAGGTGAAGGAGGCCCCGAAGAAGCAATCGAAGATGAATCAACTGCGATCACAAATCAACGTTTTAAGAGAATCTTTAACGACTTCGGAGACCAATATGAAATTGCTGAAGAGTTCGCTCCTCTCCTCTGTCGCAGCTATGCCCCCACCGGTGGTGACGTCGAATTAGAACGTTTAAACTTCTACTTCAATCGTGCACTTCAAACACCAGAGCCCTTCGAAGGCAAACAGCTTTTTCGCAACTATCAGAAGATGGTTGACCGTTCTTTAGACCATGTCTATCGAAATTGTCCCATTCGTAATGATAACATGTATTTTTACAAGAGTTCTAGATACATGGGTTGGGGAATTAAAAAGGCTATTTGGCATAAGCTCTATACAAAATTAGATGCTTCCAAAGACCCTGGTTGTCCGCTTTCTAATGCGGGTTTTCCAACAAACGGCTCTATTCCTGAATCTTTATTGAAACAGCTTGTTGTGGACCGTTTGAATGCTATTTTGTTCTGTGAAGAAATACCCTCAACCTATCAAGGTTGTGTTGACGCACAGTTGTGTGATCCATGGAAAGTCCACGTTAAAAATGAACTGACTAAGGACAGCAAAATAGCCCGCTTAATTTTTGGTGGTTCGGTCGTTGACCGTCTTCTCTGGCAACTTCTTTTCAATGATGTCTTAATTGACACAATTGATGATTGGTGCAATCCTAATTCTGTCTCTTCTATAGGGATCGATTTCGATAAAGCATCTGATTTTTACAAGTGTGTCCATACACAGCTTGATCAACAGAAGAAGCTGCTCAGTCCCGTCGAAGTCAAACTTAAGTCGTTTGACATTCAAGGTTACGAATATAAAATGGGGCAGCCAATGCTCCAAGCGTTTTTCGGACCTATTTTGTTCAGGTATCAAAAGAGCCAACGCTTTCGCCTGCAACATAAACTTTTACGCGTCATGTCCACAATTTTCTCTACTCGACCGGCTGTCTTATCTTTAAGTAACGGCCGTCTAGTTCAAGCGAAGAAAGTTATCATGCTTAGTGGTTTTCTATTGACTCATTTTATCAATACAATCACTAGGGCTTCTATAGCCCAGATGACATGCTATGAGAATATGGCTGTCGACTTGCCTCCGCAAGTTTTTCAAAAAGCTAATGGTGATGATGGCCTTGGTGGTCACACAGAATTCTCTAAAAGGAATTATGAACGCCTTGGTTTTGTTATCACTGAAGAGGAAGTAGATGAGCAATCTGATGCTTTTTCTTTTTGCAGCCAATTCTTTCACAAAACCTTTTCATACCCGGAAACGGTCTTTAAATCTTTCGCCAATTTTACTTTTCACTCTGATGACGTCTCGCGTGAGCTTCAATTAAAAGCCCACGTTATGACCCATCCCAAGCGCGATTTGCTTCTGCGTTTTGCTACAGTCCTTGCCTGTCATGGTAAGAGTACTGAGGAAGCCAATCGGATATGGAAAATCAACGAAATTTGCTTGTTCCAGCCGCTTGTTGACAATCCTTTGTTTAATGGCGTCCGAATGGACCTCGGTGTTTAACTGTTTGCGTTTCGTGCAGTGAATAATTTTGAAATTTTTGAATTGTTATCTTCCGCTTTGTTAATTTTCCTTTTTCTTGTTTTTGTAAAATGCCTCGAAATGGACGTGGAAAATCCCGGAAAATGGCGATGGGTGGAGTGAAAAGCTCCAAAAAGGGTAATGGTACTAAGAAGAAAACCAAACCCCGCGGCCGCGTTAGTGCTCCCGCAAACCATAAAGTTCGTGTGTCTGCAGCTCATACACACATGACTTGTTCAATCACAAATCCCTTTTGTGCTGCTGCAAAAGGTATGTGCCGTCCTGATGGTCTCTCATCTGGCACATTGCCGTATCAAACTCGCGGCTCCTTTACGTTGTCTACTGATGCAACTGGGGCTGCTCTAATTGTTATGGTTCCTGGCTATGGTATTTATGGCCTTAATGCTGGTGTTCTCGCTGGTGGTAATTACACGCTTGGTGCAAACTGGGCTGGTTTAATCGCCAACACCTTCATTTCAACAAATGCCAAGGAGATTCGCATAGTTTCATTTGGAGTTATTTTCCGATCTACTGCTTCAGTTACCAACTGTCAAGGTTTGGTTCACACTGCCTCTCTTAATAGCATCTCTGTAAGTAATCTTATCCCGCAGTTGGATCAGGTCAATCCTGAGGATGCGGTTATGACGATGACCTCTGGTCAAGAAATCTCGTGGATTTCAAAGCCTTTAGGTTCCACTGCTCATGAATTCGTCCCTTCTGCTAATATTACCAATACAATGAATGATTTTAATTGGAGCACCTTCTTGATTGAAGTTGCCGGTGGCCCCGCTAGTACAGTTGTTGCTTACATTGAATATGTTTTCAATTTGGAGATTCAACTCAACGCTGGTGGTAGTTTTACTGCTGGTTTAGGCGGTATCCCACCTATTATGCGTCCCTCCAATCCCGTTGCTTTGGCTGCTCAGAATAAGGTTCATTCCTCTATGGGCTCCATTATTACTGGTGGTGTTGAAGCGGTTGAAAAGAAGGTTACTTCTGCCGCTTCTAAAGCCGTTAGTGGTTTCATGGACTCCGTGGCTGATTTCGGTCTTGGCTTACTGTTTGGATAAACAGAAAGAAAAATTTTCTTTAAATTTCTTTTCCCCGCCCAATATTAAA